GGCGTCCTACGCAGAGATGTTCTCCATGGATCTCTTGCGTGACTTCCGGGATGAGGTCCAAGCCTATTTGCCAGCCGGGGTGGAACTCCCTGAACTGCCTGAGTACGGCGACCTAGATCCGGCTTGCGTTATCAACTCAGATTATTTCTTCAACTAGAACCTAGAACTGAAAGAGGAACGAATGGCAACTCGACTGAAAATTGTATCCCCCGAAGGCATCGCCGTATGGCCCCGCCTCAATGAGCCTGACCGAGAGTTTGACTCGGCTGGCCTGTTCCACCTGAAACTCCGAGTCCCCCGCAAGGAGGCCGAAGGCTTCATGTACGAGGTCTCCCAGTTCCGTGACGAGAAGTACCAGATGGCCTGCTCACAGAAGGGCAAGAATAAGCTGGAGCAGAACGACCTGCCCTGGAAGGACGACGAGGAGAACCCCGATCATGTCCTTCTGTCCTTCAAGTTGAAGGCGAAGATCACCTCCAGGAACGGAGACTCCTGGGAGCAGCGCCCGACCCTGCTGGACTCACAACTGAAACCGACAACCGCCAAGGTTGGAGGGGGCTCGACGCTCCAGGTGTCCACTGAGGTCAACCCCTACTGTACTCCCTCCGGGACTACCGGGGTCACCCTCTGGTGCAAGGCAGTCAAGGTGCTAGAGCTGGTGGAGTTCGGCGGAGGCGGGGGCCATGGGTTCACCGCATCCGAAGGCTTCACAGCGGACGAGGATCTCGTTACGGAATCACAGGCGGAGGACGCCTCTGGATTCTGATGCTGCTGGTGCTGCCTTTGAACCCCGTACCCGCCAGCCGACCCCGGCTCGCAAGGAACAACCGGGTCTTCTATGCGAAGACCTACAACACCTTTCGTAAACAGGCGGCTCATGCGGTTCCGGTAGCCATCAGCGAACAAGGGCTGGAGGGTTGTCCTCTTGAGGGTCCCCTTAGTGTGGACCTCAGGTTCTTCGCTAGGAGACCTAAGAAGACAATCCTCCAGTACCCCAAGTGGGACACAGACAATGCCGTGAAGGCTGCGCTTGATGCCCTGAACGGGCAGTTGTTTGAGGATGACCAGCAGGTTGTCCAGCTCACCGCCACGAAGGCCTGGGCTGAACCAGAACAAGAAGGATGGATCGAAGTACGAGTGGAGCCTTACTGGTCCGACGATGAGCACTGGGAAGCCTGCCAACAGGAAGCGACAATCGACTGACAAAATATAGAGGAGCGTTATGAAGACACAGACAACACAGATTCTTGAGTATCTCGAAAGTGGCAAGACGATCTCACCGGCAGAGGCCTTGGTATGGGCTGGCTGTTTCCGGCTGGCTGCTCGCATCAAAGACCTGAGAGACGCCGGGTACGACATCGAGACCGACATGAAGTCAGACTCTAACGGAAGACGCTATGCAAGATACCGGCTCATTCCTCAGGCATGAGTCCTGCGTCTGCGGATCGTCTGATGGTCGTGCTGTATATGGTGACGCCGACACTCTGGAGGTTCACCATTCGTACTGCTTCTCCTGCGGTGTCCATTTCTGGCCTGATGGAACTGAAGCCATCAAGGAGGTGAACTGGATGCACAAGGATCTAGTGAGACACTCCCCGGTGGACCTGACGGCTCGGAAGATCGGCAAGTCTACCTGTGCTAGAGCTGGCTACGGTGTCGGTGAAGTCAACGGGCAGCCTGTCCAAGTGGCGGACTACTGTGATGACACCGGGACCGTGGTTGCTCAGAAGCTAAGGTACCAGGACAAGCGGTTCGAGATCCGGGGGGACGCCAAAGCTATGGGTCTCTGGCAGTCTCACCGATTCCGTAATGACCGGGGGAAGTACATCACGATCACTGAGGGAGAGATCGACTGTCTTGCCTTGGACCAACTGTTCTCTGGCAAAAGGCCTGTGGTCTCTCTACCCAACGGAGCCCAGTCAGCCAAGAAGATCATCGCCAAACACATCGAGATGCTGGAGACCTATGAGCGGGTGGTGTTCTTCTTTGACGCCGACACCCCCGGTCGCAAGGCGGCTGTCGAGTGTGCCGCTCTATTGACCCCCGGTAAAGCCCGGATAGCCAACGTCCCCACAGGGTCCAAGGATATCTGTGAGGCTCTGCTGGAGGGGCAGCATGAGGAGGTGGTCAACTCCTGGTGGGAAGCCAAGGTCTATCGACCGGACGGCATCCTGACAGTTACGGACCTGTGTGAACTGATAACCAACGAGGTCGAGATCCCCTCGATACCCTGGCAATTCCCAAGGCTCCAGATGACCCTGAGAGGTATCCGGCAGGGGGAGATTGTTGTCCTGTCCAGCGGAACGGGCATGGGCAAGAGTCAGTTCTGCCGGGGTCTCGCAGTTCACATGATCCGGGAGGGGGCAAAGGTCGGATACATCGGTCTGGAAGAGAGCGTGGTCCAGTCCATCCTTGGCCTCCTCGGGCAAGTCTTGGGGAAACCGCTACACCTGGATCGGGGCGACCTATCCCCAGAGGCTTTGGCGGACACGCTAAAGGAAGAGTTTGAAGGGGGACTGATTGTTCTCAAGCATGACCCCAGCGGAGGCATCGGGAACCTGCTGGCTAGGATCAAGTACATGAGGCTTTCCGAGGGGGTGGACTATGTGATCCTCGATCACCTCCACATGTTGATCGCCGCTGGCGGATCTGACAACGAGCGGCAGCTCATCGACAGCATCATGTCGAACCTTCGGGCATTAGTTGAGTCCTGCGGGGTGGGGCTCATTCTCGTTTCTCACCTACGTAAATCTCAAGGACAAGCACATGAAGAGTCTGGCTCTATATCTTTGGCTGATCTTCGCGGTAGCGCTGCCATCGCTCATTATGCAGACGCAATCGTCTTCCTTGAGGCTCCCGACAGGGAGGGTTCGCCTAACGACCGAAGGCTCCGGGTTGCTAAGAACCGCTACTCAGGACAAATCGGAACAGCAGACACCCTTCGATACGACGAAGACTCTGGACTCCTTCATGTCGTTGAAGAAGCCTTTGAGTCTGTCCGAGCGAATGTCGATCCTCCTTTCTAACGATGGCCTGCGTCCCCTGTACCAAGCGATCCAGCAGGTCGAGACCGGAGGTGAACAGAACCCCTGGGCGGCTAACGGAGCCCATGGAGAGATCGGTCCCTACCAGATCACCCATGGAGAGATCGGTCCCTACCAGATCACCCTGGCGTTCTTCGAGGATGCCGCTGGGTTCTACCCGGACATGGGGCTGGTCTTCGAGGACTGCCGGGGGATGCGGAATGCCGAGCTGGTCATGTTCGTCTACTTCCTGCGGTGGGAACCGAACGCTCTTTATGCAGAAGACTATGAGACCTTGTCGCGGCTGTTCCACGGCGGTCCCAACTGGAAGAACCGCGAACACACAAAGGATTACTGGAAGAAGGTGAAGGGTAACCTGTGACCAAACGCTGGCACCACTGTGACTTCTGTACACCGAAACCTGAGGAGGAGAGAAAGGTGACATCACTAATATTCGACATCGAGACGGACAGCCTGGAACCCGAGATGATCCATTGTCTCGTCACCCTGGACTGCGACACCGGAGAGATCCATCGGTACAACCATGAGAACGAGGGCAACTTCTACCTGGGCCTGAAGTCTCTCCAAGAGGCTGACGTAATCATCGGCCACAACATCATCGGGTTTGACCTAATAGCGATCCGCAAGCTGTACCCCGAGTGGACCACGCGAGCTGAGATCAAGGACACCCTGATCTACTCCCGGCTGATCTGGCCGCATCTCCGGGAGTTGGACCACCAGAAGCACTGGGGAAAGAACATCGAGGTCACCGCCGGGTCTCACTCCTTGGAGGCTTGGGGACTCCGGCTGGGGTTCGAGAAGTGGACCGACATGACCGAGGACAAGTCGATCTTCGAGCGGTGGTCTCAAGAACTTTCAGACTACTGTGCCAGGGATGTCGAGGTAACCTGGAGACTGTGGAATGAGATCCAGTACAAGGACCCGACAGAAGCCTCGGTTGCCTTGGAGCACAAGTTCACGGTTCTCATGGAGGACATGAGCAGACACGGGTTCCTGTTTGATCGGCGGGAAGCTGAGAAGCTATACGCCCGGTTGACTAAGAGACAGCGGGGACACGAGGAGGCACTGGCGGTAGCCTTCCCACCCAAGACC